TGGTACACATACAGAGCATCGTTGTCGTCCCTGCTAAGAGCCACTAGGTACTGGTCAGTACGGCTAACAGCTAGAGCGTCAATGTTCTTAGGGATGTACTTGGGAACAGTTTCTGTGATGACTGCTGTTTGACCCAAGTTGATACCAACGGTTCGGTCAGTCGTAATAAAGGTATGCAGACCAGTGAAGTCACCTTCTTTAACTGGGAAGATAACCTGCGGACCAACCTGCTCAGGACGTACATCAGGTTCCATAGTGATGGAACTGATACGACCAACAGAAGCAGTCTCAGGAGAGAACGTAACGTTGTCACCAGAGTACAGACGGAACTGGTTTTCGTTGGAGAACAGGATAAGTTCGTCCTGCTGTTGCAACGCATAGTTCAACACAGCAACGTCGTTACTGACTGCGGTCAGGTCAATAGGATCGCTATCCACAACCTGCAAAGCTGACTGCTGCCAGAAGTTGTAGTAAGCACCTGCCTCACTCAGGATGACGTTCTCACCGCTCACAAAGCCCAAGCGGTTCTTGAAGAACACAATGTCGTTGATGGTGTTACCAACAAACGACGGTCCTGGCATCTCATCTTCATCACCAGCCAAACGGTTAGTCCAGCCAGGAATTGCAATAGTAGTTGAGCCGTCCGTGTAGTCAGTACCGCTAAACGGTTGGAAAGTGAACCGAGTCAGGCCGTTGTCGTTTCTGTAGTGGACAAAGGCGTGAGGCATCGAAGCATCCTCATACTGTCCACGAGTTCCCCAGCCAGCGGATTCTTCCCACACACCACGAGCAAAGTCACCGTTAGTGGTGGTGTTCTCTGCGTTAAACCTGAGGTAGTACGAGCTTTGATCTGCAGCACCATCAGGAGCCACAAGGACCGTATAACCTTCCCAGGAGAACGAAGGAAGCTCAGTGATGTTTGTGATCTGACTGGAGAAGCCAGACATCAAGGTGTTACCCCGAGCGTCAGCAGCAATGATGCTGGTGATCGAACGGTTAGCGTTAGCGCAGGTAATCAGGATCTGAGAGTCCTGTACCTCAAAGTTGAGCTCGTTATGGATATCAACCTGATCTAACCCATGACCGATTGTGAGGGTGGTTGATCCGTTGGCAGTGGCGTTGACGGCGGCACCTGCCTCAGTAACAAGAGTAAAAGTGTTGGCGTCAGTATCAACAGTTCCAACAAAAGTAAGAGCAGGTATACCAGTGCCCGTAACCCTTTCACCGCCGTGTACCTGAACAATGTCAGCATCGGTAACACTTGTGATAGTGCTGCTACCGATGGTAGTTGTACCAGTAATTGTACCTGTGTTGCTAACAATGCGAGCTGCGATATCAGCAGAGCTCACAACGTTTGCATCACCAGCAGCGTCAGTAAGAGAAGGGGTCAGGTAGTGACCACTGATTTCATCACCGTTATCAAGCGTGATGTGAACTGAATACTCAGTGTCATAGTCAACAAGCTTCACCCAAACCTGAGCACGGGTAGGAACGTAAGCGTTACTGATCTCGCTGATGTTGTAGCGAGTCAGAGTCTCTGCTGCGTCGTACTCAATCTCCTGTTGGATGTTTGTAACAAACACGTAGTCCTGAAACGACGTAGCCCTAAACCGATCACGAGCCCTGCCAGATCCACGTAGGTACTCAAGATTGGCGGTGGTAACGTTTGCAAAAGTTTGCTCATTTGGAACCACCGTAGGCAAGATGCCTGTAATTGGTTCAACGTCAGAAACGCCAGTAACAAACGTAAGGCTTGAATCAATCGTTAGAGTCGTGCCTGTGTTTGTTGCTGTTGCGTTAGCGCTGAGTGTAATGCGAGTGTTAGCAACGTCGATGTCCAGGATTGTCGTATCAGCTGGAATACCAGTACCACTGATACCAGCACCAACAAACACATCAGTCATAGAACTGACGTTACTGATAACAGCAGAACCGCTAGTCGTATCTCCTGTACGAGAGATGGTACGGCTGTCGTCTACAACAAACAGAATGAACCGTTCAGTGCTACTACGGTTGTAAACAAACGCCCAAGCCTCATCCCACTTGATGGGAGCAGTCAGAGTTTGACCACCAGCGTTTTGAGTCAAAGTGTCAATACGCTTTACAGGCACAGAACCTAAGCGCTTCTTCAGACCCTCAACGAGATCACAGTTACCGTTTTCAAGTACCTTGGCAAAACCAGGCAGCACAAAGCTATCGGCTTGTTGGTTTACGCCTTTGTTAAGTGGACCAATGATTTGACTAAATAGTTCTTTAGACATCAGCGGCTCAGGATATCGGGACCAAAGTTAGTAACCACACGGCCACCGTACATATCATCAGGACCGCTGATGAAGTTGTAGTTCTGCGCCATATCCTCAGTACGCTTCAACGTCTGAAGAGCTTTCTCCTCATCTTCAGCCGTGTAGCTTTCAATGCTGGCTGAGGTCACAGCACGGTTAGCAAAGATCCGTCCAGCACGGATCATGATGTAGCGACGACCGGTTTCTGGGATGCTGTCCCAATCCAGTTCTTCAATAATTTCAGCAACGATGTTGCTAGTGCTGCCAGTCAGGGCTACACCTAAGCTGGTTCTAAGATCGTATGTATTTTTAACGCGATCAAAAAGCCGCAGACCGCGAAGAACGAAACGCTGGCTAGGGTACGAGATAGGGTTGAACCGAACGGCCAGAGTGTTACTGGGAAGTTGGGACTGACCTGTAGAAGCGTCCAGAGGTATGGAGTCATAAAGCATCGTGTTCCAGGACCAACCTGCTCCCTGAACCTCTCGACTCACTTCATCAATGACTTGATCTGCCAGGCTTACGTCACCTGTCAGTGGAGGATTGAGACTGTTTACAGGAGCTTCGCCAATAATGGCGAGAAGCGTGTTAACCGCACTGAGTTTACTAGTCGCCATTATCGCAACAAAAAAGGGGAAACATTTCTGCTTCCCCCATTGTATTGGTAATTAGCTAATACCTATTTATCAATAGGGATTGCCATCGTGCAGCAGGCTGACGCAGCACTCAGGACGCAGGATACCGTGACCCACGGCATAGCTAGCGACCATCATGGTGCTCTGAGTCATTGCCTTGTACTCAGCACCGGTCATTTGCATCGACACGTCCTTCAGAGAGACGGTGCCCACGGCTTCCTTGGTGAAGCACAGACCGAAGCAGTTAGCGATGGAGCTGGTGTTACCCTGCTCGTCTTGGAAGTAGTCGTTGGTGCCAGCAGCAACACGACCGTCGGAACCGTCACGACCATTGGTGTAGTTCGGACGCTCACCACGGGTGGTAGCAGACTGGTTGCTCAGACCAACGTAGGACTGACCAGAGGTGTAGGCGTTGATGCCCAGGTGGTTGCTGGTGACGAGGCGGAAGCCAGCCACAGAAGCAACACGGTTCTGAGCGAAGGTGCCGTTAGCACCAGTGCCACCGTTGAAGTCAGTGTTGATAGCGCGGTCAGAAGCCAGAACGTCGTAATAAGCAGCGGGGCTCAGAACGCAGACGCGACCCTCTTTGGGAGCATCTTTCTCGTCCAGGGACTGACAAGCTTGGAACAGGTTCTCAACGATCAGGTCGCCACGAGCGTTGCGATCAGCAGCAGCGTCGAGGTCGATACCGGTGATCGAAGTACCACCAGGCAGGCTATTCAGGGTGAACAGACGCTCGCCAGCGGTGAAGGCTGCGTTGGAGCCAGTACCGATAGCGCTGATGGGGCTGATACCGAAGGTGGCTGCACCGTTGGTAGGAGCGGTGGTGATGACGGCATAAGCACCGGAATCTTCACCGTAAACAACTTCACCAACTGCCCAGTTAGCCAGTTCAGCGGTGACGAAGTTTGCGCTCATGGTGACGGTGGTACCCGACACGGAGCTGAAAGTACCAGAGTTGGTTTGGAAGTTACGGGACTCCCAATCCTTCACACGGCCATCAGACTCAGAAGCAGCAAGCAGAGTGCGAGCAATGCGCTGGTCGTATGCCCGCGAAAGAGCCCTGCCCAATTCCGTGGAATAGATGCTCCTCACGTCCCAGTGAAGTTTGGCTTCATCAAGGTCGTAGATGCTTGCATCAGCGATAAGCAGATCATCGATGGTGATGATCTTTTCACCGATCATGCCCTTGTTACCCTGGCCGGTGATCCAGTCGCCGGGGCGATGGAAACGGCTCGAGAAGCGTCCCGTGATGGGGAAGCTGGCACTTTTGCCCGAGGAGATCGAGCGCTTCATCGTGAGGTCCTTGAACACGGACTCACGGGCGAAGGTGGTCAGAACCTCGCCACTAAACAATTTCAGGAAGTTGGCGTTTTCACGCTCATAGTTACCGGCGGCAGACCCAGCGTTAAACTGAACGCTGTTGACGCTACCCAACCGGCTAAGAGATGCAAAGTCAGGCATTTCTAAGTTTGGTTAGTAGTTTGCTGCGTTCGTCCTCACTGTTGTTATCGCCTCAGCGGCAACAATGTTCACGTTCGCTATTTCGATATTAACCCCTAGGGCCAAGAACGTCGCTACGAATTAGCTTGTCTTGGACATCTTGGGTGTAAGCAGTGTCCTGCAAATAGCGAGGATCGCTCATAGCAGCCATGACTTCCTGAGTAGAACGGAACACATCGCCGCTATTGCTAGACAGCTTGCCACCAATCAAATCAGGCTCACTACCAACGTTGTCTTGGTACGCATACTGCAGTGATTGCAATGCGTTACGAGCACGGTAGTAGTCACCGCTGTTTACTTCGCGGTTGTACGCATCGAGTTCAGCTTGGTCAAGATTTGCCCGAGCCCACTCTTGAACTGCCGTGAAAGCTTCCCGTCCACCAATACTTTCCATAATGGTGG